ACCCCAATCTACACTATTCCAAAAACTTTCGTCTTGTAGAGCTTCAGCAGGTATATCTTGTGTTCCAGTTGGAGTTTCAACTGTAGCAGTGTTACCTTTGACCTCTAACACCTTTGGCGTTGCTACGGCTCCACCACCACCGCCACCGCCAAGATCTAATGTTCCAGCTCCGCTACCATCTACACTTGTTGTTGGAGGGGGTACTTGCCGTGTCATGCCAATAGAGCCGCTACCAACATCTGTTGGTGTAGCTTCATAGCCCATCCAATCTTTAACGGTTGGAAATCCTCGCAAAGCCTCACGACCAACAACCATGCCACCCAAAGATCCAGCTAGTTGACCATATTGATAGTTTGCTTCGGCTTTTGCTTGTTCTCTTGCTTGTTGCTCCTTAGATTTTGGTTGACCAAAGCGTTGAGCCACAAGGTTAGCTGCCTCTTGATATGGCATCCCTTGAGAAACGTACCAATAAAACGTACCTTTAGGGTCATTAGCTACAAATGCAGGAGGTTGAAATCCATTCATAATCTATATCCAAGTTCCAAACGTTGCTACTCCGTTTCTAGCGTAAATTTGATTGCGCCTCATTGTTCCAGCATATTGTATTTTAGCTGGCATATCTCTCGACCATTCCTCATGCAATTGCACTTGATACTTAGGTCTTACACTGTCTAAACCATGAATCTCTGCAAACCTTTCTAGGATGCCTTGCTCCAACACTTTCTCATTAAATACAGAGCTATCAGTGTCAGCTAAAAACTTGTCATATACTCCGCTGTAATACGTCCATGTTACACCACCGTCGGATACACTTCCTGAAGTATGAGTTGGTGGTGTTGATCCTGTCGTTCCTCCAGCAGTTGTCTGGTAATAATTGCCGTTATAAAAACAATAACTATTAGCCGCAAAAGCTGTATAAGCTGTCCAGGTTTTAGGCTTAACACTGCGATCCGCAATGTATTCAAAAATAATAATATCACCACTTGTAGTAGGCGTAGGATAGATAAGAAGCTGATCATTACTTATGCCACGGATCTGAAACTGTTGATAGATAGTAGGGTTTAAGCCAAAACCTCTTATGTCGGCATAGTCTTGAGCCGTCATCGGGCCTAGCACTCTCCACCTGTTACTCTGATTCCAGAACGTATCAAATTGATAATAAGAAAAAGCGGCTGGCAAGGCATACTGCGCCTGACCAGCCACTAGAGTAATTGACCCTGAAGCATAGCACTTTGTCCAGGGATATTGCTCAAACATCTCACGGTTTACACGTTGAGCTATAGCAAGAAGCTGTTTTGTAGTTGTATCGGTTGCACCAATGATATTGGCACTAACCGTATATCCTGCTTCATCTGCTACATTCTGAATAACCGTGTCTAAACTCATTGTTTTCTCGGTCTACCTCGTCTTTTTTCAGTTTTAACTTCTGTTACTTCCGTTACAAAAGACTCTTCTTCTTCTGCCATTTCTTTTCTTACTGGCCTTAGATCAGTGCCTTCATTGGCTTCAATGCGCTGTAGAAATAACTCTAGCTTTTCTTCTAATCGCTCTCTCTTTGCCGTTTCAGCAGCTAATTGTTGCTTTAGCTTTACTACCTCATTCTGGTCTGAATCAGCCGCCTCAAGCCAATCCTGAGCCATTTTAACCAGTTTAGACAATGGCCCTATCTTGCGTTTTACTTCATCAGTCGCAGCAGCTAGTTGCTCTACAGTTTTGAAGCCAAGATAGTTTAATTCCCTTAAAGCAGAGCCACTCATCATTGCCCATTCAGCCAATGGAGTCCCTTCCGTAACAGGCTCGCTTCCAGCCTTAAATCGCTCATACAACTCTGGATATTCTTGAATATCTCGCTGTTCAATACGCCTTACGGTCTCATCACCACCTGGCCATTGAATCGAAATTGAGGGAATCTCATCAAATATAGGTCGTCCTTCATTTAACGACTTTTCACGATTTTCATTGTAGGCATAAAAAAACTTTACGTTTGCCCCACTGTACCGCTTTTTTGGTTGGCTGTTGCCATTCATTACACTTGCCCAATCTACTTGTGCCATAGTTCTAATCTCCTAGAAATTAAGATTATTTTCTTTTTTATAGCACTTTGCATATTGACCAACAAATTAGAAAATGGGGGAGGTCGCCCTCCCCCGACAGGTTTAGTTTACTGACAAATAACCAGTTGATTTAACCTCAACGGTTCCAGCACCAGTAAGAGTTGTGAGTCCAACTACGTTTTTAATAACCGTAGTAGAAGCATCATCAACAACACCAGCAGTAGCCGTTGTTTGTAGGTTAGCATCAGCAGCGTAAGAAGCAGCGGCTTTAACCTTAATCCCGCTTCCTACTCCACCACCGCCAACACCGCCAACAAATACCCATAAGTACTCATCGTCAGCAGCAGCTACTTGAGCAATACCAACTTGGAGGTTATTACTTCCAGCGTTAGTTGTTGTCAGCATTGTTGCTTGCCCATCATCACTGAGAGCAACAGCAGCGTACTGGTCAACTGCCCCATTTGCCTGAACAAACAAGAATGTTCCTTCAGGCGTAGTGCCAACCGATCCTACACTGATAGGTAGTGGGAGATCAGTTGTTGTATATGTTTTAGTGTAATTAACACCGAATGATCCACTTTTTGCCATGTCCTAACCCTCCTATGGTGCAATAACAGCTTGTAGAGCAGGAGCCGCACAACACAAGTTACCTTCTACGATAATTACCGTGAAGAAAGCGTCTTGGTCGATAGGTCGATCCATCTGTGGTTGTAGTGGCTTAAAGTCTGCCCCTCGAACCATATCGAATGTCCAATACTTAGTATTCATAAGTCGGACTGAATTTGATTCAAGAACAGCAGATCCATAACCGCCATCAAACACAAAATCCACACCGTCATAAGAAAGTGCCCGGAAACCTCCGATAGCCTTCTTAGTTGGTGCTTGAATGCGTTGAATAGATGTAAGTGAGTTATGCAAAAACTTCCAAGCTGTGCGGTCACACATACCTAGATCAACTTGCTCATCACCACGAACGATTTGAGAGATTGTATCAGTTACAGTCTCTTGTACGTTTGTAGCAGAAAGAGTTGCCGTTACAGCTAGGTTACGTGCAAACACGTTTGTTGAACGGTCAATTGTTCCGTATGTACCCGAAGATGGAGATGTAGAAATTGCTTTCTTAATTCCATCAAATTCAAGTCCACCAGCACCAGTTCCGTCGCCTCGAAGCGAAGTTCCAACAGTATTCTTCAATCGAGAAATAGCTGCTTTCATCTTCATTTCAGCAAGATCTAAGAGTTGAGCTTCATCACGGTTAGCTCGTCGCTCACGACCGCTGATAGCTACTGGCTCATATACCTGCTTGATAGCGAATCGAAATGCTGTTGCATCGTCGATAGCTGATAGGTCAAACGCATCATAGCCCTGATAGAAACCACCTACGGCTGTATCATTATACATGATAGGCTTTCGGAGTTCGTATCCACCAGAAACTTTGCGAACAAGACCTTGATCGTCCAGTGAAGCCAAAAGCGGATTGTGGTGAAGAACCTCATCAGCGATGGAATCAGACTGGTCAAACAAGGTCGCTACAATTGCTTCCTCAAGATTTGCCATTTAATTATCCCTTTTATGTCGGGATAACCTTGGAGCTAGTCTCCTGCCATACGGAGGCGTAGATTATCCCGAATATTTTTACTTTCTATTCTGGGAGTTCCACTACCTGCGGAGCCAGTTATTGATTTGCTTGCCGCCTTAGCTTTCGCTACCTTGGCTTGCTCTTTTTCCATTGCCGACTGAGCAGCCATTTTTGACATTAGGCTGGAGAAAGTCGGATTGCCATTAACCACATAATTATAAGCAGTTTCCAGTATTTCCTCTGCGGAGCTGTATCTGCCTGTACTTGTAAGAGCCTGAACAACAGGAGCCATCTCTGCTTCGAGTTGGGTTGCCGTTTCAGGATCCTTGAACAACGGTTTACTAGCTGTAAACGAGTTTACAACCTGTTGATTGTAATACTCAATAGCCTTTTTTTGTTGCTCGTCTTGGGCTGCCTGAAGCCTTTCATCAGCAATGCGTTCGGCTTCTTCCTTGGTAAGATAATTACTTTGTGGGCGTTGTTCTGATTGTTGTGGCCCTGCCATTTCTTGATCAAGCAAGTCATCAACCGTCAAACCGTAGCTTTCTAGCCATTCCCTGGCAGTATCTACAGGGTTATTTTGCATAGCCCGATCCCAAGCAATAGACCGCTTTGTAACATCAGCTATAGTGTAGCCTTGTCTTGCATATTCATCCTCATACTGCTGCAAAGTTTCATGCAATCCCCCTAGGTTATTTCTTAATTGATTAACCTCTTGCATCTTTTTATCGTACTGAGAGCGAGTTTCATAAGCCCTACGATTTAGATAGGATTGAATAACATGACTATTTTCTGGACTTGGATTAAGAAATGCCTCTTTCTCAATAGCGTTCATGTCAGCAGGTGGAACCAAAGGGGCAACGGACGCATTACTAATAACTTCTGTTGTTTCTGCACTCTCTTGTTCAACTTCCTGTGTTTCTTCTGCTATTTCTTCCTGCTCACTTGTATTTTCAACCGCATCTGTCAGTTGATTTTGTAAAGCATCTCGGATGCTTAACTCAGCTTGCTCTCTTTCTGGTACTATTTCTGTACTATCAGCCATTTCTATACCTATCTATTATTTGGTTTTTTAGTTTTGCAATTAACTCACGTTCAGAACGTCCTGTTTCTCTGTCAGGTTTGTAGCCCCTTTCGTAAGCGTCACCCACTTCTACAGCTCCAGCAGCCCTGTAAGCTGCTCTTAATTTTGATTTACTTGTATATATTTCTTTGGGATTTAACGGATTACGAGTAGGTTCCATGTCGTCTTGTATGAACAAGTCTCTTGCCCATTTTTCTCTAACAACCTCTTCAACTGGAACTACTTTCTGTTGCGTGTGGCAAAATTGATACAATTTGTATTTCATCAATCATCCATCATTAACAATGCTAATATTATAGCTTTTTTATTATTATTATTTATTTTTTTATTTGTTAAAACATCTTTTATGGCTAGAGCATGTTTAGCTTCTGTGATAATAGCTTGTTCCTCTCTTTCCGACAAGATTTGAGCAGCTAAACTTTCTTCTAACTCATTGTATTTCTTCGCTTTTGCCCTAACTTTTAAGATGTCGGACGTATCTATTTGCTCAACAAAAAAACCGTTGGGCAATCCATACATTAAATGTAAATGGTTTTGAAAGCCTCCGTTAATCACTGTCTATACCAACAATAGGCTTAGCATTAGCATCTGTTGTAACGGTTCGTGTGCCTAATGTTGTGGTGTCGTCGCTCTTGGTAACGGTTAAAGTATTACCTGCTACCTGTGTATTGTGCACCCCTTGAGCTATCATTCCATATAGAGATTTTAGGGATAAAGTATCTCCTGTACCACTGGCTTCTATGTTAGCTGTTGAGCGTTTTAGCACCGTATCGGCTATCTGTGTAGCTGTTGGGATGCTTCCTGTGGTGCTTACTACTGTACTATTAGCCGATTGAATTAAGAGGGTTTGCACTCCTGCTGAGTAGGCGACTGGATCTCCTCCTGGCCCTCCAACAAGGTTGCCCCCTGCGACTCGTGCAATGTAGTTCCCGACGGGAAACAGCAGTTGCCAAGACCCCAATAGCTCGACGGTGATACCGACTTGGACACCTGGGCCAAGGTCATCGAGTCCTGATCCTTTTCCGATTCTTTCATAGATTATGCCCTCCTCACTCCACTGCGCTAACTTAATAGCATCATAGAGAGTGTTGCAGTCTACATCGACTACCCCACTATCTACCGCTATTAACGACGTATCAAAATTAAATGTAAACGGCTCGCGATAGTACGGCATTATACATCACTGTTACGGCTGGCATTCACACTACCACCAGCATTAGTCACACCTATTGTAGTAGTAAACGGTATTATCGGAGCTACACCGCTACCATTTCTTACGTCCACTCTAGCATTAAAATTAGCGTCATACACAAACAACACTGACTGACTTGTTGTTGTAGTAGCTGTATCTATAAACGGTACAAATACCTCATCGGTAGTTTGTATGTTTTCAGCTAAAGCAGGGGATAAGCCATTAAAGGTTTTTGTTCCTGCTGTTATACTTGTGTAAGTAT